TGACGAGAACGGTAATTGGCGGCAGGGCTTTGCGAAATGCTCGAATTGCGGCAAGGAATACTACGCACAGGTAATCAGCCATTTTGGTTAACATCCCGCTCTTCGGCTGGCAGGACGACGGCTGGCTTGATATGCCGAACGAGAGCAGCATGGACCCGACCGAGCCGGTGAAGCAATTCAAGAAATGGCAGAGCGAGGGCTTCCGTATTCGGAAGGTCGGCCATGACCGGAAATTTGCGCGGCCCTACTACACGGCGATGAAAAAGGCGGGCTTCACGGTGGTGGACCAGCCGCAGCTCTATCTCGCGAAAAGCGAGGGCTTCCGCTACATCGAGCACAAGATGAAAATCGGCTGCCTGTATTACTGCGGCGCGGAACCGTTTGAATACTGCGTCGGAAATATTAGGGCTTGCGAAAAAGTCGATGATGCGGTACAATATGAGAAGATCAACGACACCTCCCGCATCGACGTGTTCGACGCGGCGGTGTTTGGGACGATCCGGATGCTCATCGACACTGAAAAGCGCGCGAATGCGTCGCGCTGGTTTGAGAGCGGCAAACCGAATACCTGACCTGTGGCCATGATGCCCCGTGTCCTTCACTGTAAGGACACGGGGCTTTTCTATTTTTCCGCAAAGGAGCTGATGATGATTTTTGAGAATTTGACGAAGCGCTTCAAGAAACGGTCGGCCTCGATGGTCGGCTTGACGCTCTCCTCGCCCGGTGTGATCTGTCCCAGCGGCTATACCCGCCTTTCGGACGCGCCGGAGGTCGCCGCAGCGGTCTGGCGCATCAGCGACATGATCGCCTCCATGACCATCCACCTGATGGAGAACGCGAAGAACGGCGACGTGCGCGTAAAGGACGAGCTGGCGCGGAAGGTGGACGTCGCGCCGTGGAGCCTCGGTACTCGCCAGACACTCATCGGCTGGATCGTGAGCACGCTGCTCACCGAGGGCAATGCCTTCGTGCTGCCGGTGACGCAGGACGGCCTGCTCACCGATCTGTGGCCGATGCCGACGGCTTACGCCCAGCGCCGCCCGGACGGCAGCCCCTACGAGATTGTGTGGCAGGGCATGGCCTTCGAGCCGGACGAGGTTCTTCACTTCCGCCTGCGCCCCGATGCGCGCTATCCCTGGCAGGGCGTGGGGACGCGTGTGCAGCTCGGCGACATCGTGGACAGCATTGCCCAGACGGCGGCGACGAAGAAGGCGTACATGCGCAGCGAGTACAAGCCGCCGTTGGTGATCGCCGTTAATTCGGACAGCGATTTGAGCGATCCGGATAAGCGCGATGCGTTCACGCAGAGCTTCCTCACGCGGAAGGACCCGAGCGCTCCGCTCATCATCCCTGCGGATCTGATGAACGTGGTACAGGCAAAGCCGCTGAGCCTGACCGACCTTGCCGTCCGCGACGGCGTGGAGCTGGACAAGCGGAACGTCGCCGCCATCTTCGGCGTGCCTGGCTTCATGGTGGGCGTGGGCGATTACGACAAGGACGAGTACAACACCTTCGTCTCCTCCGTCCTGCTGCCGCTGGCGCAGGTCATTGAGCAGGAACTGACGAAGAAGCTGCTGGTGAGCAGCAAGCGCTATTTCAAGTTCAACGCCCGCTCGCTCTACGCCTACGACCTCAAGGAACTCAGCGAGATCGGCAGCGATCTCTATATCCGCGGGCTGATGACCGGCAACGAGGTGCGCAACTGGATGTCGCTGCCGCCGAAGGACGGGCTTGACGTGCTGGTGATCCTCGAAAACTTTATTCCTGCCGACCGCATCGGCGACCAGAAAAAACTGAAGGAGGGCAAGAAGAATGCCGAAGAATGATATCGACAGCACCGCGCGCTCGCTGCGGCAGGTGCGCAGCATCGGCGCGCAGTTCCAGACACGCGCGGCAAAGGACGGCGAGGGACCCGTGATCGAGGGCTACTTCTCCGTATTCAACTCGGACTATCCCCTATGGCCCGGCGCGACGGAACAGGTCGCCCCCGGCGCGTTCGCGAAGTCTCTCGCAGGCGACTACGGGGAGTGCGACGTGCGCGCGCTCGCCAACCACGACACCACGCTGGTGCTCGGACGCACCACGGCCGGCACGCTCACGCTGCGCGAGGACGCGCACGGCCTTTACGGAATGATCCAAATCAACGAGCAGGACACCGACGCCATGAACCTCTACGCCCGCGTCCAGCGGGGTGACGTCAGCCAGTGCTCGTTCGGTTTTGATATCAAGAGCGAGGAATTTGTTGAAAACCCGGACGGCAGCGTCCGGTGGATCATCAAGGACGTCGTTCTCTACGAGGTCAGCGTATGCACCTTCCCCGCTTATGCGGAGACGTCCGTAGAAGCCCGGAAGAACGACCTTGACACCATCCGCAGGCGCGAGGGCGAGCTGTGGAAAACGAAAATGAAAGAGAGGATCAACAAATGTCGAAGCTGAGAACCATCCTGCTGGCTAAGCAGATCCGCGACAAGGAGGCAGAGCTGGAAGCTCTGCGTGCGCGAGATGCGGAGTTTCAGACGCGCGAAGCCGATCTTGCCGAGGCCATTGAGTCCGCCGAGACCGACGAGGAGCGCAGCGCCGTGGAGGAATCCGTGACTGCACTCGAGACCGAGCAGAACGAGGCGAGCGAGCAGCGCGGCCGCCTGGAGGGCGAGCTCGCCGAGCTGCGCACCCAGCTCACCGAGGCCGAGGCCGCGCAGGCCGAGGCGATGAACAATAACAACCGTGAGGAGCGCAGCGCCGCTCCCGCAGGCGCGAGCCGCCAGAGAGGAGAGAACCGTATGAACAACATGGAACTGCGTGACGCCGAGGCCTTCCAGAAGTCCGGCCGCCACACCTAACAAGAGCCGCCTGACCATCAGGCGAGGCCGTGCATTGCAGTTAAGTCACGGGCATTCCGAGAGATCAAGAACACAGGAAGCAGCTCCCGCCGAACAGCCCACAAGCGTCCAGCGGACACCCGTATTCAATCCTCGGCTGCCCATTCCAAGTTCCCGAGATTTCGTTTCTGCCGGTTGATTTTTTCGACAAGGGAATCACTCGAATCACATTGCTTTTCACCTTTTCCGCCGCCGGAACGGACGGGGCCGATGCCCGGCGAGATTGTAACAGGCAGGAGGTGGTGATCGTCCCCCAGACAGACGGAATGCCTGTGACTTAGCTGCAATGCAGACGCAAAAGGCCGCAACAAAGGACGGCAGGAGTTATTGAATCGAAAGCGAGGATGCAAGTGAAAGAAGACTTTAAGACCATTATCCTCAAAATCAAGGGCGATTGGACGGAAGTCGTGGACGACTGCCGCGCTACCGTTTCCAAGCCTCCGCTCGGGCATGAGCCGAGCGGTGATTTCAGACGGGATATCCTCATCGCCGAGCACAGCCCGATCCGCGGCATTCGCGTTAAGTGGAGCTGGCACTGCATTAAAAGCTGGATCGCCACGCACTGGAGCCGCCACAAGTGGGAATGCTTCATCAGCTCTCAGCGTTCAGACCGCACGGGCATTCCACGCGACAAGCTCCCGCAGGACGTGCCGGTAGACTTTACCGGGGAAGCAAACGCACAGGCCTTGATCGATACTATGCGTAAGCGCCTCTGCCGACGGGCGTCACCGGAGACACGCGCCTATGCGGAGGACTTCAAGCGGGCACTGCGTGAGGTAGAGCCGGAGCTCTCTGACGTACTCGTCCCGAATTGCGTATATCGCTGCGGCTGTCCTGAAATGGACTGTTGCGGGGAGTGGCAGAGAATGTGCAGAGAAACGAATCAGAGCATTGATACCGGCAGCATCAAATATCGCTATCGGTGCTACAACGATCTGTTTTACGGCACCGAATAAAACAAAAAGGAGATTAAAACAATGGCTACTTACAAGAGAATCGCATCCGACGGCAAGCCCATCGAAGTCACCGATACCCCCGCGGGCCTGAGCGAGAGCGCGGGCATCAGGAACAGCATCAAGCAGCCGGTCATGCGCCGCGACCTTGAGCGCGCCGGAACGGAGATTTACGTCCTGCCGCAGTACAAGCTTACCTACGATGAGAACGGCTACTGCGTCAAGAAGGAGAAGTGCCGCATCCCGGACGATATTGCAGCGAAGCTCGCGGAGCTGAACAAGTGAGCAGAGCCGGAGGCAACTCCGGCCGATCCTAAACGAAAGAGAGAGTACGCCAATGGACAACATCGAGACCAAGCTCGCGGAGGTCGAGCAGCGGGCCAAGAGCAACACCCACAGGCTCGACGATCAGGAGAAGCGCATTGACAACATCGAGGACCTCACGACCTCCGTCAAGGTGCTGGCTACCCGCGAGGAGCGCGTAGAGAAGGACGTGAAGGAGATCAAGGCGGACGTCAAGGAATTGACGTCGCGCCCCGCGCAGCGCTGGAACGGGCTGATCGACAAGGTGCTCTACGCCATCATCGGCGCGTTCCTGGCGTGGCTGCTGACGGGAGGCGCGGTATGACGTGGTGGCAGGTGTGCCTCATCGCGGTCTGCGTGATGGGCGCGGTCATCGTCGTGGCCTCCGCGCTGGCGATCCTCGCGTACTGGCTCGAGGGCGTGCGCAAGCGCGACAAGTACGTCTGGGCAGCCATCTTTAACCTGACGTGGTACTGCATCGTGAGTCTCGTGCTCACCGCCAACGACAAAATTGTGCCGGACA